CTGGTTGCCGCATATTTTTAAAAAAACGTGAGTAACAAAAAGACACCCCGGAAACCTCAGGCCCGACGGCCGCGGGTGGAGGAAAAGCCGCCTGCACCGCCAAGTCCGAACCGGGATGGCTCTGGGCGGTTGATCCTGGCGTACATCGCGGCTGAAATGGGCGTGAACGTGTCCACGGTCAGCCGGTGGGCGATGCAGGGAATGCCGCGGGATTCGGTTGAAAAAGCGCGAGCGTGGAAAGCGGCTAAGGCGGCCGAATCGGCTGAGATTAGCGCGCACGGGCCCCCGAACATTGCTGCCGCGCGTTTGGAAAAAATCCGCGCGGAAACCGAGCGCATCAAATTTCGTCTGCTGGTCGATCGAAACCAATTTTTGCCGGTTGATCAGATCCGAGAGGAGGCGACAACGATTGGCAGCGTGCTGGTGGCGGAGTTGTCCGCGCTGGCAAACGACTTGCCCGGGCACCTTGCTGGGCTTACAGAAATTCAAATCCGGGACCGGTTGCTAGTGCGACTTGATTCCCTTATCGAAAAAATCCGTGGTCAATTGGAATCTCTCCTCGATGTTAGAGAACCCGACGAACTCGAGGAAGTGCCGCGCCCCGGTCCTTGACGGGTTCCTTTGCGGGTTCCAGTCGCGTTTTCGGGGGGACCCTCTCGATTGGCTGGAGGCAAACGTGACGCTGCCGCACTCGGCGCGCGCGACGTTGTTTGACCGAGCGGTCACGCCCTGGCTCAACGAAATCATTCAGACGTTTACCGCGGGGGCCCATCGCCAGATTGCGATTCGCGCCCCAGTGGGCGGCGGTAAAACGACGCTGCTGGAACTGCTGGTGGCTTACGTGGTGGCCGAGGCTCCGGGCGGCATGTTGTTGGTTGGTCAGTCCGATGACATGGCCAAGGATTTTGCCGAGACGCGGTTGCTCCCGGTGCTGCAGGGGTGCAAAAAAACCGCCGCGCTGTTTCCGCGAGACCGGCACCAAAAGCGGAAAACGAGCATCCTATTTCCGCACATGCCGTTGTTCATTGCAGGCGCGAACCTTTCCAGCCTGCAGGAAAAGTCCATGCGGTACGTGTGGTGTGACGAGCTGTGGAGGTGGCGCCCCGGCATGATTGGCGAGGCGCAGCGGCGCACGCACGACCGTTGGAACTCGGTCGTGATTGGCGTGTCGCAAGGGTGGGACGACACGCATGAGGCCGAAGCTTTTTTTGAGGCCGGGGAACTGCGGTGCTGGGGGACCGTTTGCGCGGGCTGCGGAAAGTGGCACCGGCTGGTCTGGTCGAGCATTAAGTGGGAAGACGCTACGCTCGAGGACGGGACGCCCGACTGGGAGCGGCTGGCAAACTCGGCGCGCCATGAGTGTCCGGAGTGCGGGCACGTCACGCGCGACACGGCGCAAGAGCGGCGCGCAATGGCCACAGCGGGCCGGTACGAGCGCATGCCGAGCAACGGCCTATCGGGGCGCGTGTCGTTTCACTATTCGGCGTTAGGCGTGTATTGGATTCCGTGGGGAACTTTGGTGGTCGAATGGATTAAAGCGCAGATTTTAAAAAAATCGGGGGACCTGTCCGCGCTGCGCCAGTTTGTGCAGAAGCGTTTAGCGGAGGTTTGGAAACAGGAAAACGACGCGCCGCCGGTGGAGCTGCGGGGAGCGGATTACCTCAAGTCCGATTTGATTGACGGGCAGCGAATCGAGGGGGAAGTGCGCCGGTTTTTGACGATCGACCGGCAGCAGGATCACTGGTGGGTGCTGTGCCGGGCATGGCGCGCCGACGGGTCAAGCCGGTTGATTTGGGAGGGGAAAGTGCTGACGATCGAAAGCATCCGCGACACGCAGGAGCGTTTAAAGGTAGAGGATTACTGCGTTTTTCAGGATGCGGGGTACAGCACCGGGAACGTGTACGATGAGTGTGGGCAGAACGGGTGGAATGCGATGATGGGGCGCGGGGATGACTTCTTTTGGATCGGCACCGGGCGCCGGCGACATCAACGGGCGTTTTCCGAACCGCGGCCGGTGCGGTCTCCGCGGGGCCACACTTGTAAACTGATCAACTGGGCAAACGAGCCGATCAAGGATCAGCTTGTCCGGTTGCGCGCGCAGGGGGCGCCCCTGTGGGAGCATCCGCGGGACGTGTCTATCGATTGGACGTCGCACATGAACTCTGAGGTAAAACGGGACACCGTGGACCGGGTGACGAAACAAGTGAAGCAGCGGTATGTGCTTGTAAAACGGCACAACCATTTGTGGGACTGCGAGGCAATGCAGTTGGTCGCCGCGGCGTATTTCCGAATCCTCGGCCAGATTGACAACCGGGACGAGTGATTGACATGCGGCGGATTACGTGGACGCCGCAACTTCTGTGATTCTCAACGTTTTTTTGCAGCAGGATGTCGCGTTTCTGCGCAACCTGCGGGACTCAACTTTTGATGCGGTCAGTGCTGGCGAGGGGACGCTAATTTCCAGCACGGTTAATGGATCGAGCTTTTCGTTTTCCGCGCCGGGGATGCTTTCCAAGCTCCAAATTTTAGCGATGGCGCAGCTCGCACTTGATCACAAAGCGCGCGGGATCTGCCGCCCGGTGACTCGCACGCAGGCAATGTTCAACTGATTATGGTCCGCAATTTTTTGCAGCGCATTAAAGCCAGCCTCGGGTTTGGGTCCGGCGGTCCGAATCAACTGCGGCTGGCAAACGGCGGGTACTGGGCGCAGAGACCCCTGCTAGGCAACTACGCGCAACCGCTCGATAAAAATATCGATGTGAGCGAGTGGCGCACGATCGTTAACGCGAGCCAAAAACTTTTTTGGAATTTTGGGCCCGCGCAGGGTGCCCTGCAGGAAAAAAGCACGTACGTAGTTGGGCGCTCCTGGCTCCCGCGGTTTGAAGGCGAGGATAAAGAATGGGGGCGCGCGGCGACTGACTGGCTTGTGTCGCAGTTTTACGGCGTCAGCCACGTGAACGGGATGGATTTTCAAACGGCGCTTTACCTCGACAGTCTTTCGGTAGACCGCGACGGGGATGTTTTTTGTTTGTACACTGAAGCGCGCGACGGGTACCCGCAGTTCCAACAAATCCCTTGGCACGCGATTGGCAGCCGCGACAACAAACCAACGGTGGAAGCCGGGGCATTTCGCGGGTACCGGCAGCACAACGGGGTCATCGTTAACGAGTACGGGCGGCCTATTGGGTTTCGCGTGTTGGGGCGCACGCCGGAAGAAGACCGGGACATTAGCGCACGCAACATGGATTTCCTCCGCGAGCCGGTGGCCCCGGACCAGACGCGAGGGCTGCCTGCGTTTACGAGCGCAATCCTCGATTTGCGCGACCTGATGACAATGCAGGATTACGTGCGCCAAGCCGCAAAACTGGCAGCGGCGATTGGATTGATCGAACACAACGAACTCGGCGTTGCGGATATGTCGGATCCGGTGATGCAGTTGCAACGGCCGGGCCCGACGCAGCAGGGGCTGGTCGGCGAAGAAATCTTCGGCGGCACCGTGCGCTATTTCCGCGCCAACAGCGGCGCAAAACTGGAACAGTTGAAGAGCGAAGTGCCAAGCGAAGCAACAAACAGCTTGATGGAGCGACTTCTACGCAACGCCCTGCACGGTGCCGGGCTTCCGTATGAGTTTTTTTGGGACGCGTCAAAACTTGGGGGCGCCAGCGTCCGCGCAATGGTGGCAAAAGTTAACCGCACCGTGCAGGACCGACAGGACCTCCTACGCCCCGCAGCGCGCCGGCGAGTCGGCTACGCGGTGAGCAAAGCCGTCAAGCTGGGCATCCTTCCGCCGTACCGCGGGACGGACCTCGGGGGCAGCCTCAAGTGGGGGTTTACAACACCCCCAACGGTTACCGTCGATGCCGGGTACGCCAACGCAGACGCGCGCGAGGCCTACAAACTAGGAATGCGCACGCTCACCGAGATTCTTGCTGAGGGTGGCCGCACGTTGGGGGACCACCTCGACGAACGCGAGCGCGAAGAAATCGAAATTCGCACGCGCATGGAACGCAGCGGGCTGCCAGAGTCGGCATTCCGCGTGATTCCCGGCGTTCCGATGGCCGCAGCGCCCGCCCCAGCACCGACCGAGATTCCCGCACTATGAGGTTCCAACGCGTTTTCGAGCAGGTTTTCTTCCGCCCGTGGTTTATCACCGCCGAGGGGCACGCCGCGGTGGCGCGCGTAGTGAAAAATGCAATGGTGCGCGCTGACGGCATGCCCGGGGCGGAGATGTTTGCCAATCCGCGCGAAGAGATGGAAATCCTGCCGTCGGGGATTGCGAAAATCCACGTCTGCGGCGTGCTCGGTAAAGGGCTTTCGATGATTGAAAAAAGCTGCGGTAACAGCGACTACGAGGACATCGCTGACGAGATTGAAAGCGCAGTCGAAGAAGGCGCGCGCGGGATTTTTTTGGAGATTTCTTCTCCCGGCGGAACTGTTGTTGGGAACGCAGAAATCGCCGAGGCGGTGCAGGCGTGCCCAATCCCGGTCCTTGCGTTTTCGGACGACCTCGCGTGCAGCGCGGCGTACAACATCGCCGTGAGCGCCGACTGGGCTTTTGGCACGCCGTCGTCTACGTGGGGCAGCATTGGCACCATCATCCCGTGGATCGACCAATCGGCAATGTGGGCCGCGGAGGGCATGGACTGGCAGCCGATTACTAACGCCGAGGGCGACCTCAAAGCGGCCATGCACGGGCCGTCCTTGACGCCGGACCAGCGCGCGTCTCTCGAGCAGTACGTGCAGGACGCGTTTGAGCAGTTTCGCGGAAACGTGTTGCGACGCCGGCTGGTAAGCGCGGATGCAATGCGCGGGCAGGCGTTTCTAGCGCCCCGGGCGCTGGCGAACAACCTCATCGACAAAATCGCGTTGGAAGATGAGGCAATGGCGTTTCTTGAAACGCAGCTTAGTTGACAGCCTGAAAAGGGCATCATGATTGAAGGCCCGAAGACGATTACCGAGGCGCTTACGGCGCTTCGGTCTGCGCAGGAAGAAAATGCCCGCCTTGCTGCGGATTTGACGGCAGCGACCGCGTTGTTAAACGAACAAATCGGCCGCGCTGAAAATATCGAAGCGCAACGCGTGGAGCTGCTGGACGCTGTGACGGCTCTTGAAGCTCGCAACGCCGAATTGAACCAAGCTGCGCAGGCCGCCGAAATGCGCGTCACCGAGGCAATGGCTGCAATCGGTGTACCGCCTGTAACTGTCGCTTCCGAGCCGGTGCAGCAGCGCACGCAAAAAGAACTTTGGGCCGAATACAACGCGCTTCCCGTCGAAGCGCGCAACGCTTTTTATTTGAAACATCGCGACACACTCCGCAATTAACACCCACTAAACCAATACCATGGCCACCAATACCATCGCCGGAGTAAACCTCGCGGCTATTGCCCAAGAAAGTCTTCCCTACGCTTCCAGCGTTTTTGCTCCGCTTGCGGCGTTCACCACAGATTTCTCTGCGGATATAGCTGCGAACGGCGCGTCTGTAACGACCCGCATCCCGACTCGCCCTACGGCGGTTGACCTGTCCACCGGTTACACCCAGCAGGATACCGCGATGACCGCAAAGACCATCACGCTAAACCAGTTCCCGGGTTTTGTGTGGGGCTTTAACGACCTCGAGCGTTCCAAAAGCGCAATCAACCTCAACGACTTGTTTATCCGGCCCGCGCTGGAAGCTGTTGGGCAGGCGGTATTTGATTACATCTGGAACCTTGTCGTCGTTGGAAATTTTGCCACATCGACAACGATCACCGCGGCAAACTTTGATCGCGACGACCTTGCGGACATTGCTGCCACGTTGACCGCCACCAAAAAGGCGCCCAAATCCGGCCGCAGTTTGCTCGTCAACCCGACCTACTACGCGTCGCTAGTCAAAACCCTAAACAGCGCGGAAATCCCCGGCATCACGGCCCAAAAAACCGAAGGCGTCGTTCCTCGCGTTGCCGGGTTTGACGTCTACGAGACGGACCTCGCCGACGCGAACGCCGCGAACCTGCAGGGGTTTGCCGCTCACAAGTCTTCGCTGATCGTTGCGGCGCGCAGCGTCGACAGCACCGGGTTTGCCGAGTCCGGCGGTGAGATTGCCGACGTGGTTGTCCCCGGCCTCAACCTGCCGCTTCAATGGAGGCGTTGGTACAACCAGGACGAAGGCGTCCTCAAGTACTCCCTCAGCGTCCTTTACGGGGCTTCCGCTGGCACCGACACCGGCGTCCGCATCGTTAGCGCCTAGTTTTGTCTGTTGATGTGTTCACCGCCGAGGGCCTCAAATCCTCGGCGGTGTTTTTTTGATGCATCTCGCCGCGCGTTTCGTAAGTTCCGAATTGAAATGACGAAACTTGCAATTGTCACGCACCGGACGGGCCTGCGGCCTGATGTTGTTTTTCATGGAACGCCGGATGAAGCCGTGCGGTTTTACAAGGACTTCTCAACGCCCGGCGAAGTGTGCCTCTTCGTCTGCCGGTCTGCTGAGCGGACAAAGAAGCTGAAAGCTGCGGAACCAGACGCAGAAGCAACGGCGCCCCGTGCGCGCAAACGAGTGCTTTGATGGGATTCCACGAAATCAACGCCCGCGCTGTGACGGACGCGATTGCCTACATGGGCCAATCGTTTACTTTCCGCGGCACCGTTTATCGTGCGATCATCAACGAGTTAGAAACCGACCCGGACCTCGACATCGGCGGCAACCGAGCAAACTACGTAATGGCAGTCTACGTGCGCAAAACGGGGTTTCCGGCGCCAACCGTTGGCGAGCTGGTGACGGTTAACGGCACCGCGCTACGCATCGCAACGATCCAGTCGGACGTGATTTCCTACACGCTCAACCTGGAGCACCCAACGCAATGATCGATCAGTTTTTAGTGAGCGCAATCGGCGACGCGTTGGCTACCGAGTTTCCCGCGATGTACATCGGCCGACAACACACAGCGGATGAAATGCAGTTGCCGGCAATACTGTTAAAAATTGAAGCCGAGAGCGTGCTTGGAAGCCCGTTGTACCGGGGGACACTCGAGGTTGCGCTGGTGGCTGCGAGCAGCGACACAACAACCGCGCAGCAGGCCGCGTGGGCTCAAGAGATCGACACGGTGATCCGCGAGTTGGAAATCTCAACGGCCACGGTTGCGCTTTTTGGCGTTGTTGCGACCAGCACGCAGCCAAGCGTCAACAACAACCAATTCGTGACGACGATGAACTACACCGTCGGCTTCGGGCCGCCGGCTTGACAAACCGCAAAAAACGTATGCCTGCAACATTTGGAGTTACCGACACTTTTAGCGGCACGGCCCCATCCGGTGGCTGGATGCAGGAATCTTCCGAAGAGCAAAGCGTTGAAGTCGCGACGATCAAAAACGAAGTTGGAGCAACTGTTGTTGCGCAGCCGAAAGGCGTGGTAACCACGCGTGTCACAATCCGCAGCAAGGGCGACGTTTCCATTGGATCGACGCCGAGCATCGGCTCTTTTTCCGGGTTCAAGGTGACCAGCGCAAAAATTTCCGAATCAAACGACGATTTCCGGACGGCGGAAATCACCGCGACCAAGTACGAATAAAGAGGACCACATCATGCCAAGCGCAAACGGTTTTGGAATCTCAGCCCTGACGGGGACGCTTATTGAGTCCGTTGAAATTTCGTACGAGTCGGAAGAAAAGATGCTCATGGACCGACTCGGTGAGTTTTCCGAAGCGCGGTTGATCGACACGACAACGACTTTCACGGTCCGCGGTTCCGGAGAGCCCACCGTCACAATTGGCGGCACATCTGGCGCTCCGACTGGAGCTGAGGGAAAAATTGTTATCACCAGTGTGAAACGGACGCAGGTGAATGACGACTTTGAAAAGTTCGAGTACAGCGGCACGGCGTATCCGAGCGCAGACTAACGCACACGCCCGCGGCGGGCAGAGCCGAAGACATTTGAAATGAGACCAGGGCAAACAATTGAGTTTTTGCGCGACAACGAAAACCCGTTGCAGTCGCGCAACACGCGCACCGTAGCCGCGGCCATTAGCTGCGGCTGTAAACCGGCGGAAAAAGCCTACAGCTACACCGTCGAGGAAACCAGAAACGGGCTGCAGCGCACCGTCACGTGGGTCATGGATGGCGACGCCAAAGCTGTCTTTGACCCGGCGTTTGAACGCGAGGAACTGACATTTTCCGAGGTGGCAAAACGCTTTGCCGATAAAGCCTGGTGCGAGGCAAACGCCAACCATCCGATCGCGTACTTGCGCGCGTTTTCGGACAATCTGGCGCAATTGACCGCGTTTGTGAAGGAGCATAAACCGAGCGTGCTTATCCGCCGCGGAAACCGAGTGGCGACAATTGCGGCAAACGCGAGCGATGAAATGAAGGCAAAGATCTTGGCGATGCTATGAGCACCGACGACGCATTTTTTGACGGGCCGGTGGATGTTGGAAATTTGAAGCTGCGGCCGTTTTCTATCGGCAGCATGACTGCATGCCGCAAGCTGGGACTAAGCCTGTTCCTCGGGCACGGAGACGCGTTAACAGCCGAGGAAATGCAGCGCCAAGTGGTGGCGTTTGCTTGGGTCCAGAGCGCCCCACTAGCAACCGTCCAACGTGCCCTTCGCGAGGGCACCGCCGATGAATACATCGCGCGGTTTGAATTTGAGGTGATGCCAAGCGACCTCAAAGCGTTGGAGCGGGAAATCAACCGCATCTCCCAACTGACCGAAGCCGCGGTTATTGACACCGTCTCCCGTGAAACAACCCCAGACCCTGCGGAACCGGGGGAATTCTAGCGCCCAACTGGACGGCGAGCATGATGTTTGCAATCAGCTCGAATACCGGTTGGGCGGAATCGTTTACTATGTGGGAGCTGCCGCTTTCGCGCGCGCTGCAGTACTGGCACGCTTGGCTTTACTCACAAGGTGTGTGGACCGTTGCAAAGCGCCCGCCGGCCGCTGCAGAGTTTAACGCCGTGCAGGCCCGGATTGCCGCGCTTGACGCAGAGGGAGAAGTATGAGCGAAACCGTGAGCTTTAAAATGGATACGCGCATGATGTGGCGTGCCATTGACGAGCATCACCGCACTTTTCGCCGCTCGTATGAACACCTTTTTATGGTCGCGGCAAAAGGTGTTGCTGCAAAAGCTGTGCGACTGACCCCGCCTTTCAAATGGCAGCGCAACAGTGGAAACACTGAATCAGACAGAAACGCTCGCCAGCGAGGCATCAGCAGCGTTGAAGTGGGTATTTTGAAGCTGTTTACAACAGACGCTTCAGTTGCTCTAGAAAACGGTTTGGCGCAGAAACCGACAAAAACGAACATCCAAGCGAACTCTGCGATGTCGTTAATGGCGTCGTACCACAAAGAAAAACGCAACCCTTCCGGGCGTGTTCCGAAGTCGCACAAGCCGACAAAAGTCGTGACGCGGCAGGCGTTGAAAAAATACCTGTCGACTACAAAAAAACGCGTGGGCTACTTAGCTAGCGGCTGGGTCCAAGGCGCGCAGACCGTGCAGGCATCTGTGCCGTCGTGGGTCAAAAAACATGCGGGGCCCGGAAGCGCAGTTTTGCAGGTTACGGCAACCCGGCTTTATTTTCGGATGACGAATGCCGTCGGGTTTCCGACCAAAGACATGTTGATGGCAAGCCGAATCCCTGTCGCCGTGCGGCTTCAATCGGCAGCAATGCTGCGGCAGATAGTTTTTAAGACCAAGAAAAAGGTGGCCCTATGAGCGCAACAGCAGTTCTCGATTTAAAAGTCGGCGGGTTTACCGCGGGGTTAAGTGCGGTCAATAAAGGCCTGAAAGCAATTGGTTCAACCGCGGCACAAACGGGCAGCCTAATGGGTTCCGCGCTAAGTAAAGGCATCAGCGGTATCGCTGGGCTTGTCAAAGGGCTGTCGGTCGCCGGCGTTGGCGCGTTTGCCGGGCTCGGTGCGGGAATCTACGAGGCCATGAACCAGGGCGGCGAACTGGTCGACTTGCAGGAGCAGACGGGCGTGAGCATTGAAAAACTGATGCAGTTGCGCGTCGCATTTGAGCAGGCCGGGCTTGGTGCAGATGAGGTGCAACCGACGATTGCCAAGTTGCAAAAAGCCATCGTGGGCGCGCAAACCGGCAGCGAGGCGGCGCAAAAAGCTTTTGAGGCGTTGGGGCTGTCTGCGGATAATTTGGCGGAGACGACCGCGGATGAACAACTGAGGCTTGTTGGTGAGAGCATTGCCAACATCGAAAACCCGGCGCTTAAATCTGCGGTGGCGATGGAAGTGTTCGGAAAGTCTGGCGGGCGGATGCTTGCGTTTTTTGCGGCCGGTGGACTCGATGAGGCGGCCGCGGCTATTGGGCGGCAAGGGCAACTAATGGCCAAGTACGCAAACACGTTTGACGGCATCACTGACTCGTTTGGGCTCTACCACACAAAACTGCGCGGGTTCTTTACCGGGATGGCCGCAGAACTAGCGCCAATTTTGAAAATGGCGGCGGATTGGTTTAAGACTGTAGACATCACCGCGATTGGCGAAAGCGTTGGAAACGTGATTGCGTCAATTTACGGCTCCATTCAAAAAGGCAATCTTGGCGAGTTGATTAGCACCGCGTTAAAAATTGGGTTTGGCGACGGGATTAACTATTTTTTGGCCGGAGTAAAAGCCGTCGGAGCTGCAATTGCGGAACTGTTTCGCGGGTCCTTTGGAGGCATCACAGACTATTTCAAAGGATTTGGCACTGTGTTGTTGGGAATTGGTAAACAGTTTGCTGCGTTGATTTTAGACGGAATCGGAACAATGCTTGTCAAACTGCGCGATTTGCCAGTGATCGGCGAAAAATTAGTGCAAGCCGGTTCTGAATTGCAGACTTCTGCGTTTCGGATGAGCGCAGTCGGTAGTTTAGACATGGTCAAAGGTGCAGATGAAATGACCGCTGCGTTGCCAACGCTTGACCAAGCCGGGCAACGACTTGTTGCTAGCGGGAAAGCGTTTGCCGCGGAGTTTAAAAAAGCGGGCCAAACGCCAGTGATTGACCTTGTCGCGGAAAAAGAAAAATTGCGCACGTTAATGGATGAAGGCCGCGCCGAGGCCGAGCGCATGCAGGCGGAGTTAGGCGCAAAACCGCGCGCGCCCGAAAAGCCTGTTTTGGAACGCGACATTCTCGACGTGCTCAACACAAAAGCGCCGCCTGCTCCATCGCGCGCGTCGCAGGTGTTCGGGATGTTCGGCAGCGTCGGCGGCGGCGTTGTGCGCGGGTCGTTTCAGACTCTTGACCCGATGGTGTCGCAGCAGAAGTTCACAAACGCCCTGCTGAAGCAAATCGTTGATAATACGAACAAAGGGACAAGTATGGCCGCCCCGGCCTATCAAAAATAAACTATGGGCACGCTCATTTCAGAAGAGACTATCTACAACACGGAGGCAGCGACAAAAACGCTGCGCTTTACGTACCAAAGCCTTGAAAGTTTTGGGTCTGAAGTAGATGGGATGGCCAACCAGACCTATAAAATCTCAAACGGCGTCTATGAGTATTCGGGGGAGCAAGTCTTTTTTTGGAACAACTCCGGCGGAGGCCCCGGCGGAGGCGGGGGCACCGGCGAGACGCAGCTTTCCGTAAGCGGAGCAGCAACAGTGGACCCAATTGAAAGTCATCCGGCCTTTAACGACATCCCGGGAGGCAATGACGCGTGGGACGCCTGGAACCGATGGAAGGCAAACCCGCAAGACCCTAAAAATAAAAATCTTACAGTATCTGGGTTTACGGTGCTTAACGACGACCTTGGCTATTTTGACCCGAGTAAATACGACGCAAGCACAGTTTTTGGAACACTGTTTAAGCTCTACAGCCGAGGCACCAAAGAGTACTACGCGCCCAAAGTGGTGGTGCGCTTAACGCGGTTTGAGAACGCAGCGCCACCGCTGGAGCTTGTCGGCAAAATCAACGCGCCACCGATTGATCCGGGGGGAATGACAAACTACCTACTGAACAACGCTGAGGGCCGATACACGCCGTCAACAGGGCTTTGGGAGAATACATACGAGTGGATTGGCAGCCGCGTCGGGTGGGACACAGGTCTTTACGGAGGCACTACCTAACATGTTGCCCACAATTTCAGTCGGTGACCCCATCCGCGCGGTCCACCTTCAGCAAATCATCGCCGAGATCCGACAAAACGCAGTGCGGCCCGGAGTTGGGCTGCGGATGATCCAATCGAGCAACGGTACGATACTCAGTGTCGACGAGACTGGGCGGCGCGGTGGCGGTGGTGGTGGAGAGGCAAGCGAGGAAATCAAATACACGCCGTTTCGCGTTGTGATTGGCTACCCAGAGGATCCGGCGTTCCCGGTTGTTCGGGTGCAGGGCGAGTCCTATTTTTGCTCCATCGAAACCGGAGAGTTGATCACGATTGGCGGCGATTTGCCGCTTGGCGCAATTCTTGGCAGCGCGCAGGACAACGCAGACGACCCCGGGCAGTTTTCGCTCCCGGAAATTGGCGAATCAATCTGGCTTGAGTGCGACGTTGACGGGCTGACGATTGCCAGCGCAACGCTCAAAGAAGGTGACCCAACAGCCGAGGGGTGGACAAACTACCCGGATCCCATTGAAACGGCCGGGAATGACCCTTTTACGGTCACCAAAAGCCGGGTGCTGATTGCACACGTAGTGGACGGAGAGGACCCGAGGCACGGGGACACGTACAGCGTTGGCACCGGAGAGACTCCCGAAAAACGAAAAGTGCTGCAGCAACTGCGGACGAACGTGGGCGCGCAGGTGCTTATGATGCGAGGCATCGCGGCGCCGGTGATCGTCCCCTGGCACGGGCCATTTATTATCGCATGACCGGCGGCGCTCCTTACCCAATCCCGCTGCAGCAGCTCGCACCGAGGACCCCGACGGTCGGGGGTTTTGAAAACTCGGTGAACCCAATTGCGCGCGTTACCGTGCCGATGGCGCAGGCGGGCTGGCTTTACCACGCGGTGGAAGAGTGGGAGCGGACGATTGAGTTCACTCCCATCGCTTCAATTGGAAATCTGACGAGCATTGACTATTCCCTGCAGCCCGATTGGGAAGACGGCAAATTTGTGCGGCGGGACACGATCACCGCGGATCCTCCGTTGCCGACTTTAGGGGTCAACAACAATACGATGTCGAACGACTCCTTGCGGGCGTTTGTGCGTGGGTACCAACTGGGCGACGAACTGGGCGACTCAATTGCCGGTGAGTGGATGGGCGTCGGCTTAGGTTCCGGACCCGTGTACAGCTTCATCGCGCACTCCTGGGACCCGCGGATGAGTGTGACGGACAAAGCGATGCGCTACGATGCGCCGGAGGATTATGAGGCCGCGAAAGCCGAGCTTTCCACGGTTATCACTGACATGTTTTCGGCTTGGTCGGCTCGACTGGCTGCGCAGGCGTCGACAGCCACCGGAGATCGACTGGCAGAGATCCAACGGCAGCAGGCGGCGCTGGTAATTTTGCAATCGCAGGCGCAACTCAGAAAGACGGCGCAGATTGCACGCATGGAAGAGGCAAAAGCGGACCTTGAGACCGCTGACCAGGTGTGGGCGAATCGGTTTGCGACCAACGGCCTTTTGGCAGAAATTGACGCGTTTGCGCGGTGGATCCGGGCGGAGGAGGAGCTTGAGGCTTTTGTGCTGCGGTACGGATCGCTTCAAAAATTCCGAAACAACATTAGCGATTGGTGCCGGTGGCGCGCGTCTGCCGGGATGTTCGGAGCCGAGGAGGCTGCGGTCTACAGCATCGACAAAATTTACGGACTCGGGTTTGTCGGTGGAAAACTGGCGACAGTTAGCGGCGGCGAACCAACACTCCTTCCCGGGTTTGGAAATGTTGACCTGGCGCTGCACCTGTCGGGGCCGTTGCCGAGCTTCATCGACGAGTTTGGAGACCCTGATTTTGTGTCGGGGTACTGGTCGCAACTCGAGCACACCGTCGGCGGGTGGATCATCGACGATGGGCAGACATCCGTCGAAGGGACCGGCAATCTTAGCGTAGCGGTTCATCCAGTCGCGATTGGGTTCAACCCGGAGGACTGCATCGCCGAGCTCAAATTTGGCTGCGCTCCCTACTACTCGCCGCGCATGCATGTGCTAGAAGGCCAAATCCTTTCGGGCCGACTTTATGACCCGGAAATTGGAGTGGTCGGGCACACCATTGAGTTCGGGGAAATCTTTGCTAACGACGGCTCGACCGTGTCTTACCAAATCCCCGGCGACCTGCCGCTGGGCCCCGACGGGACGCGGGCGTGGGCATTCCAAAGCCCTTACGCCACTTACACAACGCTGCCCGCCAACCCGGAAGACCCTACCGCACCGACGGAGGCGGTTGACGTTTCCGGGCTGCAGACATTGTGGCAGACGGCAGCAACTGCGCTTGCGGACCAGTGGGAATCGACAAGTCCCGCGGGCACGCCGTGCGGGCTGTTTCAGATTTTGGGCGCAGAAAACGAGCAGCTTTACACACACCAGCTTTACGGGACTCCGCAAAGCGTGGGGACTATTGACATCACTTATAAAGCAGTGACCTTGCGCGACACTCTCGCGTGATTTGATTTTTTTACGACAAACACCCCGACCACATGGCCGCAGGACTCTACAATTTTTCCATCGAGGAAGGAGCCGATTTTGCCATTGGGGTCCGCGTGAAAATCAACAACGAGATGCAGGCTCTGGCGGGGTGGCAATTCCACGCGCAATTGCGAACTGCGGTAAACGGCACGCTGTTGGCGACGTTTATTTGCGAGCTTTGCGGCGACGGTGAAACGCTTCGGGTCGCACTTGACGCCGCGACAACGGATGAGCTCCTGCCGCAGAGCGCGCGATGGGATTTGCTGGCCGAGTTGCCCGATGGCCGCAAGCTGCGGCTTCTCGAGGGCAAAGTGACAATCTCTGGAAGCGTGACCGAATTATGAGCTGCCCAACCTCCTGTGAAATTATCGTCTGCGAAATCCTAGCCGGAGCACCTGGCGCATTCGGCGGGGCTCAGGGGGCAACCGGGGCCACGGGCCCAATTGGCGCAACGGGCGTTGGAGCAACAGGAGCCACCGGCGAGATTGGCGCGACAGGCCCCGCTGGCGCTACGGGGCCCGCTGGAGCAACCGGCGCAGGTGAAACTGGCGCGACAGGTGCAACCGGATCTATTGGAGCCACAGGGCCCGCAGGCGCTACAGGCGCAGGTGAAACTGGCGCGACTGGCGCAACCGGACTTGTTGGAGCCACAGGGCCCGCAGGCGCTACAGGCGCGACCGGCGCGACGGGATTGGCTGGAGAGGTCGGGGCAACTGGCATTGCAGGGCCAACAGGCCCAACGGGGGACGCTGGAGCTACCGGGCCCGCTGGGGCCACTGGTGAAGCTGGCATTGCAGGCGCAACCGGCGAAACCGGGCCTGCAGGAGCCACTGGCGAGGCTGGGGCTGTAGGAGCAACAGGAGCGACAGGTGACGCTGGGCCCGCAGGCGCAACGGGCGAAACGGGGTCTGCAGGAGCAACGGGCGAAACCGGGCCTGCTGGCGCGACTGGTCAAACCGGCCCTACAGGCGCGACAGGTGAAGCTGGGCCTGCAGGCGCAACCGGCGCTGGCGCAACCGGGGCGACGGGCCCCTCTGGGGCTCAGGGGCCGTCGGGAATTAGCTCGACTGACGCTTACTGGGGGTCGTTTTGGAGCACGGTTGATCAAACGGCCGCGGCGATCAACACGGGGTACCCGATTAGTTACAACAACACGGACCCCGATTCTGCGGGCGTGTCTATTGTGTCGGGTAGTCGCGTTACGTTTGCTGTCGCTGGCGTTTATTCGATCACTTTCAGCGTTCAGTGGAACAACGCGAGTAACCAAATTCACGACGGCAACATCTGGCTCAGTAAAAACGGCACAACCGTTCCTGATACCGATTCCCGATGGAGTATTACGGAGAGCCACGGGGGCGCGCCGGGGCGGCAGATTGGCACGGTTAACTACGTTCTCAAGCTCGCGGCAAACGACTACCTCGAGCTCTATTGGCAGACCACCGACACGGCGGTAACTCTCGAGTACGCACCGGCCTCTGCGCCGGCGCCGGCAATTCCGAGCGTGATTTTAACGGCTGCGCAGGTGCTCTACGGGCAACTTGGCCCGAGCGGCGCCACGGGATCCTCCGGGGCTCAAGGCGCAAGCGGCGCTACAGGTCCGTCTGGGGTTCAAGGGGCGACTGGAGAGGCGGGACCGCAGGGACCAAGCGGCGCCACGGGCGCAACAGGCGCGCAGGGCGATCAAGGACCATCGGGAGCGGAAGGACCAACAGGCGCGACTGGATCAGCGGGAATTGAAGGCCCAACTGGAGCCACGGGCCCGGAAGGATCAAGCGGCGCGACAGGACCGTCGGGGCTTGAAGGGCCAACGGGGGCAACAGGAACCGAAGGGCCAACAGGGGCAACAGGTGTCGAGGGCGCGACAGGCCCTTCGGGAGCCGAAGGCCCAACTGGGGCGACAGGAATTGAAGGACCAACAGGGGCAACTGGTGTCGAGGGCTCAAGCGGCGCAACGGGGCCCTCCGGTTTGGAAGGCCCAACTGGAGCTACTGGACCGGAAGGTTCAAGTGGCGCGACTGGACCCTCTGGAGCCGAGGGCCCAACTGGGGCGACAGGAATTGAAGGACCAACAGGGGCAACTGGTGTCGAGGGCTCAAGCGGCGCAACGGGGCCCTCCGGTTTGGAAGGCCCAACTGGAGCTACTGGACCGGAAGGTTCAAGTGGCGCGACTGGACCCTCTGGAGCCGAGGGCCCAACTGGGGCGACAGGCGTGCAAGGTTCAACTGGAGCCACGGGCCCGGGCGCGGCGGGCATTGGCGTTTTGACCGAGTTTGTCGGCAGCGGGGCAACACAGTTTTCGCCAATTAACGGCTACCTCGGCACCGAAGCGGCATCATACTTGGTGACAATTGACGGCACGATCCAACATCCGGGCGCAACGGATGGCGCGTACACGATTACGGCCGCAAACGGCGGGACAATTACTTTTGCAAGCGCACCTGCCGTCGGGGCGCTTATCACGGTGCGTGTGGTGCGGGGAGAAATAGGAGCCACCGGGGCTCAGGGCGTGCAAGGCCCGAGCGGGGCGCAGGGCGCGTCGGGGATCCAAGGCGTTTCGGGCGTTCCGGGAGAGGCTGGAGCCGTGGGATCCACCGGAGCCACAGGCCCGTCGGGGGCGCAGGGCGTCCAAGGCGTTTCGGGCGTCCCGGGAGAAGCGGGAGCCGTTGGGGCCACGGGGGCCACGGGCCCTGCAGGTCCTTCGGGCACACCGTCAACGGTTTCAGGCCCAAGCGGACCAGCCGGAGCCGTTGGTGCTACCGGAGCGACCGGGGCCGCAGGAAGTGCTACGCCGCCTGACGTGCAAATTTTTACAAGCAGCGGAACGTGGACGAAACCAGCGAACGCGCGTGCGATTAACATTCAGTTGTTAGGTGCTGGCGGCGGAGGTGGCAGCGGCAGAAGGACAGCTTCCTCCACTGAAGCTAAATTTGGTGGCGGTGGTGGGTCGGGTGGGTCATACGTAGACATTACAGTCCTTGCTACTACGCTCGGGGCATCAGAGACCATCACAATTGGAGCCGGTGGATCCGGCGCGGCTGGAACTATGTTAAACGGCCAAGCTGGCGCTAACGGGGGTGCTACGACGTTCAATGTGTATTTTGCGCCCGGCGGTTCCGGCGGGGCTGGAGGTACTTCAATTGCTGGAGATGGTGGCACGGGCGGCCTACAAAGCAACGCTGGTGGAAACAGTTCCGGCTCAACTACCGCAAATTCGGGCGCGCCTGCGTCAATTGCTTCTGCGGGTCAACTTGGAGGCCCCGGCGGTGGCGCTGGCGGTGGAATAAACTCAGCAAACAATCAATTCAATGGAGGAAGTGGAGGGTTTGGTATGCTTTTAAATTTGTCTGGCGGTTTGGCGGGGGCAGCTGGCGGCGGAGTAGGAGGCGCAGGGGGCGCAGGGCAAAATAACATTTATACAGCACAAGGCATTTTTGCCCCCGGGTCTGGAGGCGGAGGCGGTGGCTCCGGTGGGAACGCAGAAGGCGGTAATGGCGGTAATGGCGGATTTCCTGCGGCGGGTGGAGGCGGAGGCGGAGCCTCACGAAACACCGTAGGCTTACTATCGGGCGCTGGCGGGGCTGGAGCAAATGGAATTGCGATGATTACAACCTATTTTTAAACAATGAGATATGCAATTGTCGACAACGCGACGAAAGTCGTGATCAATATTATCGTGTGGGATAGCGTTTCTCCTTACACTCCACCAACTGGAACCACGCTGGTAAATGTTGATGGCATCCCTTGTGACATCGGCTGGATCCAACAGCCCGACGGCAGTTTTGCGCCCCAAGCTCCTCAATAGTTATGCCCCAACAAATCACACGAGTCGGCAGCGACTTAATGAAGGCCACCGGTGTCACCCCTGGGACGTACGGCAGCAGCGCACAAATCCCGGCGCTTACAATTGACGCGGCGGGGCGCATCACGAGCGCAACGAACGTTGCAAGCGGTGGTGGAGGGAGTGCTACGCCGACAAACATTCAGATTTTTACCTCGAACGGGACGTGGACAAAACCGGCGGGTGCAAGGGTTGTGTATGTGACCTGCATTGGCGCAGGCGGTGGTGGTGCCGCGGGCCGCAAAGGTCAATCCACGGTTAGCGTTGGCACAGGTGGCGGAGGTGGAGCTGGAGGAGGTTTTTCCACGCGGATTTTTGACGCGTCAATCTTGGACGCAACGGAGCCTGTCACCGTAGGCATTGGCGGTATCGGTGGGCCGCCGCAAACCGTGCTTAACACAAACGGACAAGCTGGCGGCGCGGGTGGGGCCAGCTCGTTTAACAACTGGATTTCCGCAGCGGGCGGATTAGGCGCGGGCACCACAACCACCGGCAGCGGGCCCGGCGGCGCTGTGACGGCGCAACGGGCCATGTTTCCGGGCGGCACCGGCGGCGCAGGGTCACTCACCGCATCTGGCGGCGCAGGCTTAACGTCATACGCAGGTGCAGCCGGAGGAGGTGGTGGCGGAGCAATGCCGACAACGCCCACAAACAGCAACGGCGGCGGCGGCGCTGTCGCGCTTGGGACTTTTTCGACATCGGGGCAGGCTGGCGGCGGAAGCCCGGGCAACGCGGGTAGCACTGGAGCTAGCACCAGTCCAACAAACCCAATGCCAGGCGGAGGAGCGGGTGGTGGAGGTGCAATCATTTCCGGCAACGGCGGCGCGGGAGGCGTTGGTGGGCTTTATGGCGGAGGAGGAGGAGGAGGAGGAGGCTGCAACGAAAACGGAAACAGCGGCGCAGGCGGAAACGGTGGAGACGGAGCTGTAGTTGTCGTTACTTATTTTTGAGCAATGAGATACGCAATTGTCGAAAACGCGACCAAGGTAGTAGTCAATATTTCCAAATGGGACGGCGTTACTCCGTGGGCGCCGCCAGCAGGGACAAAGGCGGTAAACGTGGAAAACGTCCAATGCAACATTGGATGGGTCGAACAGCCCGACGGCACTTTTGCGCCTCCTGAGGAAGCCTCTGCCGATTGACGCCACATCAACCACGATGAAAGAACTTCTCGAGGTCGCCCACGGGCAGCCGTTCACAGTTGTGATGTTGCTGGTCGCCATCTGGTGGATGAACCGCACCAACACCGACTTGATCGGCCGCCTGCACGCCGAACGCGCGGAGCGGCTTGACCGCTTGGAAACGGCTATTTCTGAGTGCGAGCGCGACCGAAAAGAGCTTTGGCAGAAAATCTTACAACACACGGAAGGCGGCAAATGAACTACATACTCGAACGACTCAAAGAGCCCTCGACATGGCGCGGGCTGCTGGCGCTTGCGACTGCGTTGGGCGTCAAACTGCATCCCGAAATGCAGGAGGCCATTTTGAGTACGGGCCTTGCGCTTATCGGGCTTATCAACATGGTGCGAGTAGAGCGCAAATGATTAGCAGCCTAATCCGTGCGCTCGAACACTGGCTGCAAATTCAAGCAATCCGCGCACGCTGGGAGCTTGAGCGGGACATTGAATACCACGTCCAACGGTGTGAATCGGAGATTGTTCGCGCACGCAGGAACGGTGACGAGTTTTATGCTGATCGCGTTCGGCAGCAGTTGCTGCGGTCCTCGGGAATCGCCCTACCTCGGCAGCCAGATTTTGCGGCTGAGTCCCGGGCAAATTCACCGGGCGGAGACCGCTGAGACGTGGCACTCTGCGGCTCGGTATGCGGCCCTCGAGCAGGAGCTGATTAACTGCGCCGCGGCACTCAAACAACGCGACAACAAATGACACTCTCGGAAGCCGGCCTTGAATTGGTGCTCAAACACGAAGTGGGCGGCGGGCAGCGGTACTACGACAAATTTCTGTCGCGCCCCACGGTGCCCGGCTTTGAAAGCGGCGTGACCAT